ATGGAAAGAAGCCAAGCCAGACAGCTTGATGCGAATCAAGGCTAAATTAAGAAATCATGTTTCTCGGATTCACAAAGCGTCACATACGGTCAAATGTAGGAAAACAAGCGAGTATATCGGGTGCACCATAAAGCAAGCCAAGAGACATATCGAAAATCAATTCAAAAAAGGAATGACATGGGACAATCACGGAGTTGTTTGGGAGATCGACCACATCATTCCTTTGTCTGCGTTTTATCTAAGACGCAAAGATCAACAGCTAATCGCAACTCACTTTACAAACCTCCAGCCACTTTACAAAACAGAAAACAGAAAAAAGAGTGATAGGATTACAACCTCTCACCAGATTTGCATGCTCTGAATTTTTAAAAAAATAAAAGCGGGAACCCTATAACCCTAAGCAATCCCGCAGTTTAGCCAGTCGCCCGCTCATTTTGGGAGTGTTGCATAATTTGACTGCGTTGCACAAGCCGTGGGCATTACGGAACTAAGCAACAGCCTCGGCATAGACAAGAGCGTCGTCTCGCGCCTCGTCAAGAAAGGCATGCCCACAACCTCCGTGGACGCCGCCCAGGCGTGGCGTGAATCGAACGCCCCGCCGCGTGCCAAGCGCGGCCAGCGCGGCACACCGCCACCTCCGCCGAAACTCTCAAAGGTCGCCGAACCTCCGAGAGTGTCAGAGCCTGCCGAGCCTCTGCCAGTTCCTCCACCGCCGCCGGTTCACGACAGCGCACCCGAACCCGACGACGAGGACAACACGCCGCGCCAATCCCTCCGCCGCGCCCGCCTCGCCGAAAAGGTCGGCTACAACGAACTCGTCATCTGCAAGCGCAACGGCGGATCAGTCGAAGACATCCGCAAGGCAAACCAAATCTACATCGCCAGCCGGAACAACCGCATCAAGGCCGAGAAGGATTTCAAAGACTGGCAACGCCAGGAAGCCATCACCCTATTCTACGACGAAGCGCGCGACATCACCAGCCGCCCGCACATCACCGCCAAGCAGCTCCTCGAAATCATGCCAAAGACCCTCGCCACCCGGCTACACGGCCAACCGCAGAAAACCATCGAGGCCACCCTTGCCGAGTGGGCCGACAACCTCACGACCATCATCCGAAAAGCCATATGACCATCGAACACCTCAAAACCTCCGACCTCATCCCCTACGCGCGCAACGCGAAAAAGCACGACGCCAGCCAAGTCGCCAAGCTCGCCGGGAGCATCCGCGAGTTCGGCTTCACCAACCCCGTCCTCATCGACAAGGACAACGGCATCATTGCCGGTCACGGCCGCGTCCTAGCCGCTCAATCCCTCGCCCTCGAGTCCGTCCCCTGCATCCGCCTCGGCCACCTCACCGACACGCAGCGCCGAGCCTACATCCTCGCCGACAACCGCCTCGCCGAGATCGGCGGCGGGTGGGACGAGGAAATGCTCAAGCTCGAGCTGGCGGATCTCGCGGCCTTGGATTTTGATGTCGCCGAGATTGGGTTCGGAGCCGAAGACCTTGCCGACCTCGACATGGAAGACGAGGCCGAAAAATCAGACGCCGACGCCGAACCGCAGATCGACAAGGCCGAAGAACTCCGCGCCAAGTGGGGCGTTCAGATTGGTCAGACTTGGGAGCTTGGAGAGCATCGCCTGCTTTGTGGTGACAGCACGGACCAAGAAACGGTCACGAAATTTATGGGCCAAGAAAAGGCCGATGTGGTTTTTACCGACCCGCCCTATGGTGTGAACATTCGCGGCGGCAAAAACAACAAGACCATTGCGGGAGACATTACACAAACCGCCATCCCGTTTGCCTTTGCCATAGCTTGCGACCACGCAACGACAGACGATGCCCGTCTATACTTTTGCGGGGGCGAGCAAAACATTGGGCTATATGGCAAGCTCTTTGAGAAGTATTGCCGCCAACTTCCGAGGCATTTGATCTGGGTGAAAAACGGCTTCACTATGAAGCCCAACGGATACCACAACCAATACGAGATTGTTTTTCATGGGTATAAGCCCAAGGGTGGCGGGCTAAACAAATGGTTTGGCGCAAGAACGGAGGATGCGGCATCGGATGTCTGGCAAATAAAACGGGACGCTTCGGCCACATATTTGCACCCGACACAAAAGCCGGTTGATGTTCCCGGTCGCGCCATTGGCAATAGTTGCCCGCCCAAGGGTATTGTCTTTGAGCCATTCAGCGGAAGCGCCAGCACATTGATGGCGTGCGAACAGCTTGGCAGAAAATGCCGAGCTATCGAGTTGGACCCAGACTATGTGGCGGTTGGGCTGCAACGGTGGGCCGACGCCACCGGCAAAGAACCCAAGCGCCTCGCATGACCCCCGCCGCCGAAGCCCTCCGCGAACACCTGCGCTCGATCTACGCGCCGATTGACCGGCGCACCGTCACCGAGTGGTGCAGCGAGGAAGTCATCCTGAGCGAACGCCAGACCCAAATGCCCGGCGCGTTTTCGTGCCGAATGACCCCCTACCTCCGCGAGCCGCTCGAGTGTTTCGGCGATGTCGATGTTTCCGACCTCGTGCTCGTGTTCGGCACGCAGACCGGCAAGACCACGATGGTGCAAGCCGGGACCGCCTGGCGGATCTGCAACAAACCCCAGCCCGTCGTGTGGGTCATGCCCACCGAAGGCCTCGCCCGATCCTTCTCCGAGACCCGCTGGCTTCCGCTCTTCGAGGACAGCGCCACGCTCCGCGAGCAAATCCCCAGCGACCGGCACAAATTCAAAAACCTCGAGCAGCATTTTTCGCGGTGCTCGCTCGTCTTCGTCGGCAGCAACTCCCCGGCGAACCTTAGTTCTCGCCCTGCTGGATTGCTCCTAATGGATGAATGCGATAAATTTGCAAAAGAGACCGACAGCGAGACCAGCGCCCTTTTCCTCGCCGAGAACCGCACGAAGTCCTTCGTCGGCGCGCTTCGCGTCAAGACCAGCACGCCCACCACGCCGGACGGCGCGATATGGCAGGAATACCAGAAAGGCACCCAGGAGAAATTCATGCTCGAGTGTCCGCATTGCCACGACCGCATCGAGCTTTTGTGGGAGCAGGTCAAGTGGGACGCCGAGGCGAAAGTGGCCGGCAAGTGGAACATGGCCCGCGTCGAGGAGTCCGCGCATTACCTCTGCCAGCGATGCGGCGGCGAAATCAACGACGGCCAGAAAATGGAAATGCTCGGCGAGGGAAAATGGGAAGCCACGAACCCCACCGCGCAACGCGGATTCCGATCCTTCCATCTAAATTCCCTCTACGCGCCGTGGAGAAGTTGCACCTTCGGCGCGCTCGCCATCAAATTCCTCCGCGACAAGGGAACGATCAACGGCCTGCAAGATTTCACCAACTCCACCATGGCGATGCCGTGGGAACAGATCGAGACCTCCATCGGCGAGTCGAACATCCTCGCCCTCCGTGGCGACTACCAGCGCGGATCCTGCCCCATCGAGCCCCGCGTCATCGTCACCTGTGCCGACATCGGCCAAGATAAGCAACACTGGGTCACGACCGCCTTCGCCGAAGACGGCGCGTCCTTCGTCCTCGACTACGGAACCACCCTCGCCATCGAAGACCTCCTCCTCGACGCCCCCCGCCGTGAATACACCACGCCGAGCGGCCAAAAGCTCGCCCCCGAGTGCGGCCTCCTCGACAGCGGATATTCCACCTTCCGCGTTTATGCCGCCTGCCAAGCTAGCTCCGGATTCTACCACCCGGCGAAAGGAAGCGGCGCGACCTTCGGCTCCAAAATCTCCCGCACCACGATCCCCGAATTCTCGAACATCGTCCTCTACACCTTCGTCGATCACGCCATCAAAACCGAACTTTTCACCGACCGCATCCGCAACGCAAAGCCGCCGGTAAAAATCCCCGCCGATGTCAGCGAAGATTTCCTGCGTGGCTTGAGCGGCCAGCGTCTTGTCCCCCGCAAGACCGCCGCAGGGACGGATCTCATCTGGAAATCTGTCGCCCAAGATCACTACATGGACGCCCTCAAACTCTGCCACATCGCGTGGCACATTTTGAAAAACTAAACGATTTCCCGACGCCGGAAAAAAGACCCCCGCCCGCTGCGCTAGTATTCATGCGGCTCGGCGGGCCTGCAAAAATAATTGAAAATAATTGTTTACAAGATTCAAATATTGTGAGAAAGTCATGTCAGATCGAAGGCGCAACGCCGGAGACGAAAACCAAAAACCAAAACAAAAAAATGGAAACCACCTACTACATCCTTAAAGCAAAAGATTGTTTCGGCGACCTGTGGCCTCTGAGCAATATCACCAGCGGAATCGACGGACGCCACGAGACAATGGAATCCGCAAAAAAATCAGCGGACCGTTTTGCTACGGAAAAAGATTTCCGGCGCTCGCTACGCGAACAAAATGGGTGGGAGAAAAATTCAATTCGCGGCCTTGAAATTATGGAGGTTGCTCTGTCCTGATACCCCCACCCGGCGCGGGTTCGATCCCCGCGCCAATCAAACCAAAAATGAGATACATACTTTTAATGAGCGACCCAAGACACGACGCCGCTTTTGTCCGCGCGAAAGACTCAGCCCGCACTTGTGAACCGTGGGGGACTCCGATGCCATGGGCAAGGACATGGAAAACCCGCGAAGGCGTCGAGCGGTTTGTTAAGCAAGAGCTTGCCAACGGATCAACGTGGCACTACACCATCGTGCCCTATGAAGTCTAAACGTGGCGGAGCACGCAAGGGAGCCGGACGCAAAGCCGGCTCAGGCAAAGGCCGGACTGTCGTCTCTAAAACCATTGCGATGACAAAAGCCAGTTGGCAGGCGCTAGACACGGCCCGAGGCGACACACCGCGCGGAAAATACATCGAAGGAAAATTATTCCCGAGCACCAAAGGCGAAGCCTACGAAATGGTCATGTGCCACGAGGACCAGTCCATCCACCTCATCCCCGTTGTTTGACACGCCCGCCGAGGCGTGACCGACCTCGACAAAATCAGCGGAGTGAAAAGCTACCTCCGCCGCACCAAGACCACCGCGGAACTCCAGGCGCTCGCCGACGCCTCGTTCCTCTCCGCCTCCGAGGAGGTCGTCATCACCAGCATCGGCACCGAGGGCAGCAGCACCTCCGGCCAAGTCTCCTTCCCCAAGTGGCTCCTCCTGCAAGCCCTTGAGGAAATCCTCGCTGAAGGCCCGAACGGACGCCAACTCTTCGCCATCGCTGACCGCTCCCGCTACGGCTCGATGATTTGACACGCGCCCTCGGGCGTGTCCGCGAAATCAAAAAAATCAAGTTGGGGAGGAACTCGCTCCGGAGCAGGCCGCCCCCGCAAGCTCGACGCCAAAGCCGCCGCGTTCGAGGCCGCCCAGCCCTCTCTGACTCGCGGGCTCATCTGGATCCCGACCACCGATCCGAAGCGCGAACTGACCGCGCACAGCCGGCTTGAAATCCTCAAGGTCTCTCGCTGGCTTTACAACAACGCCCCGCAAGCCACCTACATCGTTGAGCACCTCGCCCAGCGCGCCATCGGCACCGGCATCGTCGTTCAGCCCAAAACCTCGAACACCGAGTGGAATAAAAAGGTTGATCAGTATTTTGAAGACCGCAACTGCGCCGAGGCCTGGGCATTCGACGCCGGGGCGCAGGTCAATTTCTACACCGCGCAAAGTCTCATCCTTCGCCAGGTCGCCATCGACGGCGACTTCTTCGCGCAGTTCCTCAAGACCAAAGAAGGCGCGGCCCGCGTCCGCTTCCTCGGCGGCGAGTCCATCGGCGGGGCCGGATCCTTCGCCACCGATTCGCACGACGGCGTCATCCTCGACCGCTACGGCGCGCCGACCGCCTACACGCTCAACAGCGAAGAGGGCCTCCGCGTTCCCGCCGAAGACATCCTGCATTTCCGCCACATCCGCCGCCAAGGCCAACCCCGTGGCGTTTCGTGGTTTCACTCGGCCGCCGCCAACCTCCGCGACATCTCCGAAATTAACGGATTCGTGAAGGGCGCTTACAAAGCAGGCGCTCAGATCGGCTACATGGTGACATCCACCGAAGTCGCCAAGATCGGCCTCGGCGCTGGCATGAAGACGACCAGCAACGAAGTCGGCGACCTCACCACCAGCGACCTCCCGAACGGCATCCTCCTCCCGCGCCTCAAGCCAGGCGAAAAGCTCGAAGCCTTCAAGAACGACATTCCCGGCCAGACCTACGAAGCCGTCATGCGCGCCCTCCGCTCCGATGTCGCCTTCGCCATCGGCCTCCCGCCCGAGGCCATGATGGTGAATGTCGGCCTCGCTGGCACCGAGCAACGCGCCGTCCTCGAGGTCACTCAGAATTTCCTCGAGCGCCTCCAGCAGCAGGTCATCGATCAGTTCTGCCGCCCTTATTACAAATATTGGTTGTGGCATGAAATGCAGGCCGGTCGCCTCGAATACCCTGGCGATGATTGGTGGCGCCACGAATGGCTCGCCCCGCGCAAGATCACGGTGGACAGCGGCCGCGACGCCCGCGCTTACAGCGAGCAGCTCGACAAAGGCCACCTCTCGCCGACCCGCTACTACAACATGCTCGGCCTACGAGCGACCGAGGAGGAGGACGATGTCATCGACACCTACCTCCGCCGCAAAGCCAAGTGCGACTCCCTAGGCCTCGACATTGGCGAGGTCTTCCCGAACTCCCTCCGCAGCGGCATCGCCGCCCAACAACCCGCCGAGCCGGACGCTGACGAGCAACAACCCACTCCACCCGCACAACCATGACCACACCCACCCCGAAATTCTATGCAATGGAAAAATCCGACGACAACGAAACCACGATCCATCTCTACGATGAGGTCGGTGCTTTCGGCTCAGGCTCTAAAGAATTCCTCGCCGACCTCGGCAAGCTCAAAGGCCAGCACATTCACCTTCGCATCAACTCCCCTGGAGGAAGTGTTGTTGAAGGCACTGCAATCTACAACGCCCTCCGCCGCCACGAAGGCGGTCTAACCGTTCACATCGACGCGCTCGCCGCCTCGATGGCCTCGGTCATCGCTATGGCCGGCGCTCCCGTCTACATCGCCGACAACGCTCTCCTCATGATCCACAATCCGTGGACCGTCTCGATGGGCGACTCGGACCAGCTCCGCCGCGAAGCCGCGCTCCTCGACAAACTCAAAGACTCCCTCCGCAACGCCTATGTCCGCAAGACCGGCATGGAGGCCGACCGCATCGCCCAAATGATGGACGAAGAAACCTGGCTCGACGCCGTCGAAGCCGTGGCCCTCGGATTCGCCGATGCCATCGAGGAAGGCGTCGCCGCCGCAGCCACCGCGACACCCGCTCAACTCCGCGCCCGATTTGACACCTTCGCCAAGGCAAAATCTATGGATCCCGAAACCGAAAACCCCGAACCCGAAAAAGTCGAAAACGAGCCGACCCCTTTGCTCGTTGAAATCCTGGCCTCGCTTGACGAAGTCGAAACCAAGTCCGCCGACCTCGACGACGAAAGCAAAGTCACTCTTTCCGAGCGCCTGCAATCCATGGCCACCGCCATGAGCGCCCCCGAAGAAGAGACCACGGAAGAGGCGACGAAGAAAGAGGACGAAGAGTATGCCTCTGAGCCGCAAGCGAAAGCCACCGCCGCCGACGCGATCCTCGCCAAATACAACGAAGTTATCGCCCGCGCCGAAGCCGCCGAAGCTCACGCCAAAGCCGTTGAGTCGAAACTCGAACTCGTAAAGAGCGAACTCGCCACCAAGTGCGAAGACCTCGACCGCCTCGAGCGTTCCCTCGGTCTCTCACCCGCCCGCGTCGTTCCCGCCGTCGATCAAGTTCAAAACAACGACTCGATCTACGACCAATGGAAAAGCGCCACCGGCGCCGACAAGACTCGGATCTTCCGCGCCAACCGCAAGGCACTCGATGCCCACGCAAAAATGCACGGCGTTTGACACCCCAACAATTCACGCAACCCACAACCTAACCCACCACCACCACCACAATGGCCACTACCATCAGCTCCGAACTCAAACTGAATGTCGTCCTCGACAGCGCACTCATGGCGCTCCGCGAGGCACTTCTCCCAATCAACTCCTTCTCGACCGTCTTCAACTCGGTTCCGCTGCAAGGCACCGACAAGATCGCCGTTCCGTTTTTCCCTCTCGCCACTGACGCGACGAGTGATTTCAACGGCACCTATTCTTTCGGAGACACAAACGCGATCAACTCCCGCGAGATCACGGTCAACAAGCGCAAGTATCAGGCGCTCTCGTTCACCTCGAGCGAACTCGCCCGCCAGCCTTACTTTAATCCTGAGCAGCTCGGATTCTTGAAAGGCCGCAAACTCGCCGAGGACATCCTCCGCGACATCCTCTCGATTGTCACCCTCGCCAACTACGGCGCGGCCATCCACACCGGCGCGGCTTCCGCGTTCGATTCCGAGGACATGGTCAACATCAAGACCGTGCTCGATCAATCCAAGTGGAGCAAATCCAGCCGCGTGATGATCCTTGACAACTCCTACGAAGGCGCACTCCTCAAGGACGCTGGCATCAAGAACGCCGCCGCAGTCGGAACAGCAAGCGCGATCCAAAACGGACGCCTGCCACAGATCGCGGGCTTCGATGTTATCGGAACCAACTTGATCCCCGGCAACAGCCAAAACCTCGTCGGCATGGTCGCACTCCCCGAGTCGATCCTCGTCGCCTTCTCGCCGATCCAGCCATCACCCGGCGTGCTCGCCCACCTCACCAGCTACGAGACAGCCGTCGATCCCGAGACTGGCTTGACCATCGAGTATCGTGCATGGGCAGACCCCGACACCGACACCGAGAAGCAAGTCCTCGAAGTCAACTACGGCTACGCCCTCGGCCACGCCGCCGCCCTCAAACGCATCGTCAGCGCCTAAGTCTGATGCGCCTCGCAATCACGCTCACTCGCACCGGCGACACCTGGCAGGTCAAGCACCTGCCAAGTGTCCCGCTCGGCGAGCAGATCGCAGACTTCAAGGCCGCGCAAGTGGCCGGTGAGTTTTCGGCAGACGAGACGCTCGTCGTATCGCTCGGCGACACGCTCAAGCGTCACGCAAAGAAGCCGTCCTCCATGCCCGAAGTTCTCGAAGAGAAACCCAAGAAAAAATGATCTACTAAAAATTCCGCGCCTGGTCTCCGCGCCAACGCCCGCCGGTCGTTTTTCCCGGCGGGCGTTTCTTTTTTTGACACCCGCCCCGAAGCGTGTCGCCCGAGTCCCGCAATCTCTTCGCCCTCCGAGCCGCTGCGGCGGCTAATTCCGTCCACGGCATCCCCGTGAAATTTCGCGGTCAGGAGATCCGCGTCTGCCTCGCCCCCATCGCCATCGGCCTCGACCTCGACACCGGCGGACTCAAGCAGGGTGGCGAGTTCCGGTGCCGCTTCCTGGCCGAATCCCTCGACTCACCGCCCCGTCGCGGCGAGTCGCTCCTCTACAACGCCCGCACCTACCTCGTCACCGAAATCACCCAGCAGACCAACATCACCGGCGAGCATGTCGTCACCCTCTCCCCCGGCTCCGCGCAATGACCCTCGACACTCAAAACGCCATCGTCGCCTACCTCCGCGCCTTGCCTGCAATGGAGGGGCTCGCGATCCACGGCGCAACCGACGACAGAGAAATCCCCGGCGACCAGCCCGTGGTCGTCGTCGCCTGCGACAACGCCGAGAGCCCGGTCGCCAAGCTCTACCGCGCCACGGTCCAGATCACCCTCTCCACCCCCGTCCTCCTCGAGGACGCGCTGGAAACCCACCGCGCCCTCACCACGGCCCTCCGCACCGCCGCGAACCTCTCTGCCGTCGCCACATTTTTCCCACCCACCCTCGTCTATTCCGGGCGCCATCTCACCACCTGGAGCGAATCCCGCGAGGACGAACGCCTCACCACCACCGCCGAACTCGTCGTCGGCGTCCGCGAAATTTGACAACCCAGCAAAACCAAATGCCCGACCTCCTTTTTCGCCCCCTCGCCGACATCGACGAAGCCGAAACAGCGACCTTCGAGCCATACGATTTGACACCCATGCCAAAGAAAATGCCCGACCTCGAATCCAAACTCCGAGCCCTTCTCGACGAAGCCAACGCCGCCGGCGCATTCGCCAGCGTGGGCAGCGTCCCGGTCGGAGACGACCAGACCAAGCTGGAATTTTACTTCACCCTGCGCGTTCCCTCCGCGCCACAACCCACCACCAACGAATAATTATGGCTTTTGCAACCATTGATCTTTTTGGCGTCACGGACCCCGCCTCCGGCTTCGTGCAGGAGACGACCCAAACCAAATCCGCCGAGATCGCCAGCGTCCGCGACACGACCGGCGTCACCAAGCTCGCCGTCCTCAAAGGCGTTCTCACCACCGAGACGGTCATCAAAGGGAAAGGCACCTACTCATCCCCTGCCGTCACCGCCAACATCAATGTCACCGGCACCGCTGACATTGAAGTTGGC